AGATTATCATAAGTACCATATTTTTCTACCATGGCCCTGTCAAACTCTAATTGTTGTAGAGGCCATTCCTCAAATACGTTTATGATATTATTGCAAGTAAGAACTAACCAATCTAATCTTGAATCTTCGTAAAAATCAAAGGCAACATTATCAGGTCTTTTATCGCCCGTAATTTTATACTTTGTGAAGAAAGAAACATTTTGGAAGATGTCTTCTCGGAGTGTTCCTTTCTTAAATAAATTTTTAACTTTAATATAATCAGAGATCTTAGCATCAGGAAGTCTGCTAACATAATCAAAGTCGGGGAGTTTTCTGAAGTAATTTGACATTTTAGAAACCTATTGAAGTGTCGCCATCGTTAGCATATTCGTCATTAAATACAGGTTCAAGTTCATTAAAGTTTAATGACATTTCATATGATGTCATTGCACCGTCTGAGAAGGTAGAATAGTTATTTTGTGGAGTATAATTTACAGTAACTCCGGTACAAGCACATTCTTTTATCTTGCCCATAAAGGGATTTTCACCTCCTGCTGGTCCACGATATAAGTATTGTATTTTAAATGTATGAGGAGATTTTAAAAATAAATTTGATGCTGTTCTTTGGACAGCAGATCCTTGCTTAAAAAATCTAAGAATTTTTACAATCTCTTTGCTCTCTGCTGATTCTCTTGCAGTGAATGTAAACTTAAAAGAAAATTGTCTAAGTGCTGGACCACTGAACAACAACTCCATACTTGGATTAATAACTGCTCCAGTTGTTCTTGTTACTAATTGCTGTCCAACTCCAGCAGCTGCCCCAGCAATTACCATAGCAGTTGCATCTTTTACATCACTACTACCTGTAACTGCCTCAACAAGATTCTCAGTTGCTAATGCTGCTCCATCACCACCTTTCATGATAGTATTGAGTGCAAAGTTAGCAGCTGCAACTTCGGCAGGATTCATATTTTGAGATCCCCAACTGACTTGATTACTATCTTGAATACCACCAGGAATAGGAAGAATAACAGTCCCTAATATTTCTCTATCACTTAATCCCTCAAAGTCGGTATTTCTTGCACTAGTATCAACGCCAAGAAGACCGCCATCCATATTAATATCAGATGGAACATATTTTAGCATTGTGAATTTAAGGACATCCTGTCCTGTAACACCGAGATCTAATGGATATACATGATTACCGAATGAACCTGATGCAGATCTAGTCCCTCCTCTTTCACCCATCTTTATGCTTTTAATTGCAGATGGATTTCTTGCAGCATCTATTTGTTGTTCATCAGTTAATTTAGTATCTTCATTGGCATCATTACTTGCATCTTCTATTTCTTGCACATCAGCATTATTTTTAATTGAATCTATTGCAAGACCTCTACCTTTAATTTTATCTGCACCCACTCTTGTAAATGAGTCATTAACTTGTGTATCAAGATTTTTATGTATTGCACTATCAGTATTATTCAAGTCATTCTGAAGAGCTGCTCCAGCAACAGGACCACCTTTAGGTCCACCAGTAGCCATTAGTGGGTAATTGGGATCACTAAATTGATATGTTTTTCCACCATCTTTTGATATCGCTGCAGGTCTCCATTGACCTTTATCATTTTCAGTAAAAAGCACTCTCGTTGCTCCAGTTATAGCACCACTAGAATCTTTAGTTAAATACGTAACTGCTTGGTGAGTTATATCAGTACCACCTGAGACATATTGAGATCCCATTGCACCAGTTTGAACCGTCCCACCAATATTTCTTGTCGTCTGATTTTTTGTAGCAATAACAGCATTAGTATCTGTATTTTCGGGCACCCAGTATTCTGCCTTACCATCTTTTACGTCTTGTTCTGATCCTTTTCTAAATGCGGGTGCCATTAAAAAAATGCTTTTTATTTATTTAGTACGAATTTTCCATATTGTAATGATAACAATTCATCAAGTTCATCTTGTTGTACTATGTATACTTGACTCCCCAACTCTTCCCAGGTGTATTGTCTATATTCTTGGTGATGAAAATTAATACCACGAAATCCCCAGTTGAATAATTCTGTAACAGCAACTAGAGGATGTTGATCATATTCAATGTTTGGAGTTTTTGCATAATAATAAAAGGTGCATATGTTTCCCACTTCAGGTATAGGAGTTACTGTATCATTTAGTGCATAAGTGATTAGTGTCATTCTATCATCAACATTACTCTCAGATTTAATTTCGTTAATGACAGATTCGATACGGTTCATTTGATACCTAATTCGTCCTCGGTGATGATCTTAAATTCAATTTTTCTATCAGCACAAAACTCATGAGCAGCTCTCCACTTTGCTTTATTAATTTCCCAAGTAGTGCATTCATAGATATATGATTTGGTCACCCTCTTTCTTTTTGCTGGAGGTTTTGTTTGCTTCTTGGGTTTCACCTCAATCACATAAGTTTTAACTTCACCTGTGCTCTCTCTTACCTTTATAATAAAATCGGGAAAGTATTTGTGAACACGATTATCTTTTGGTGAAACATATGGGATATGAAATTCTTCACTTCCCCATTGGAGAATGCTCTCATTTAGATCACACCAACGACAAAACTTGCGTTCCCAACTACTTCGACATATAATATTTGTGTAGTCACCTTTATATTTGTTGGGATATGACGGTCTGTATTTACTCTTGATACTTTCTGCCATACATAATATATAAGGTAAAAACTATTTATAGATGGCACTCACCGATAGACTTGGTAAATCTAAAACAATTGCCGAGATTAAATCATCATTATTGCATCCTGCTTTAACATCACACTTTGATGTTGAAGTTCCTTTTCCCTCTGCATTGAGATCACTTCTTGGTGTTAATCAAAGGTCGTTTAATTTGTCATGTAGTGAAGCTAGTCTTCCTGGATCCCAACTAACAACTTTTGAGAATAATAATGATCGCACGGGTGTGACCGAGAAACATGCATATAGAAGGCAGTTTGATGATAGGATAGATCTTACGTTCTATGTTGATGCGGAGAAGTATACGTCAATTCGTTTCTTTGAGAGATGGATATCGTTCATTATGAATGAAGATGGAGGAGGTATCCAAGGAGGAAATGCATTAACTGAACAACAACCGAACATTGCATCAAGAGCATATCATTATAGAGCAAGATATCCAAATGAATATATTATGGATCAAGGATTGAAAGTCACAAAGTTTGAAAGAAACTATCAAAATTCTTTAACCTATAATTTTGTAAGAGCCTTCCCACTTTCTGTTAGTGCGATGCCACTTTCTTATGATGCTTCTTCATTATTAAAAATAACTGTGTCAATGAGTTATATTAGATACTATCTTGGTAGATCAATTACTCCTACAAGACCATCTAGACCACCAACACCTACTATTCCTGAACAAGCACAACAGAATAATAAATTTTTCTTTGATGCTAATCTTGATCTTGATTATGATAAGATTATACCACAAACTCCTAATGGGGTTGACTTCAAGAATCTTGGAGCAAGTGTTCCATCCGTCTCTCAAGCATTTGGAAATCTTTCATAATAACCCATCTAAATAAAATTACTGAAATTCTATAGGACATCATGCCTTTACCAAAGATTGCCACACCGGTATATGAACTTGAATTGCCATCTACAGGTGAGACAATTCAATACAGACCATTCCTTGTAAAAGAGGAGAAAGTTCTTGTGATTGCTTTAGAGAGTGAAGATACAAAGCAAATCACAAATGCTATCAAGAATGTAATTAAGAACTGCATTCAAACCAAAGGTATTAAAGTGGAGACTCTCCCAACCTTTGATATTGAATTCTTGTTCTTAAATATCAGAGGTAAGTCAGTCGGTGAAGAAATTGAAGTCACTGTGACTTGCGCTGATGATGAAGAAACTCAGGTACAACATAAAATTAATCTTGATGATATTCAAGTTCAAAGAAATGATGACCACAATAATAAAATTAAGTTAGATGATACTATCATGATGGAAATGAAATATCCATCTCTTGATCAATTTATCAAAAATAATTTTGATTTTACTGAACAGAATGCTATGGAGCAATCATTTGATTTGATTGCAAGTTGTATTGATAAAATTTATACTGAAGATGAAGTGTGGGCAACTGAAGATTGTACTAAGAAAGAGATTGTTGAGTTCTTAGAACAGATGAATTCTTCTCAGTTCAAAGAAATTGAGAAGTTCTTTGAGACAATGCCAAAACTTTCTCATACTGTTAAGGTTAAGAACCCAAATACTAAGAAGGAAAGTGAAGTGGTAATTGAGGGATTGGCGGGTTTTTTCGCGTAGCCATGATCCATATGGATCTGGAGAACTACTACAAACTTAACTTTGCCTTGATGCAGTACCATAAATATTCATTAACTGAGATTGAAAACTTGATGCCTTGGGAACGAGACATCTATGTTGCACTATTACAGCAGCATCTTGAGGAAGAAGAGTTAAAGCACAAACAAAGGAATGCCATCTAGTAAATTCGGTTCTAAGTTTTTCGGTGAAAGATACCAGCAGTATGTTGATGAACTTACTGCTGAGGGAACCATTGATGGTGAAAAATTATCTCCCACTGAAAGAAAAGAAGGGTTTAAGAAAAGAAAAGATAAAGTAGATTTTGAAAAATTTGTTGAGAAAGTTGTAAGTAAAAAGAAATCTGCCGCACCATCGATGTCCGGTCAAAGGACATCACTCGGTGGCGGTGGCGGTGGCGGTAGTGCTATTGTAAAAGCACAGAGAGTTAGTGCGGGAAAGATTGTTCCTCAACAAGCGGGTGAAGAGACTAAAGAAAATATGGATGAAATTCTGAAAGGAATTGATTCTATCCTTAATAGTTTAAGAGAACAAGAAAATATAAAGAAAAAGCAACTCAAATTGCAACGTCGAACCACTGAAAAGCGGAAGAGAAAAACATCTGAAGATAAGTTAGAAGGGGGAATATTTAAAGGACTAATAAAAGCAACAGATAAAGTTCTCAAACCAGTCAAAGGATTATTTGAGAGAATATTTGATTTTATTAAGACTGTTATCCTTGGTAGAGTTATAATGAAACTTCTTGATTGGATGGGTAATTCTGATAATCGGAAAAAATTAACTGCTATTGGTAAGTTCTTAAGTAAGACCTGGCCTGCACTTCTCTTTGCTTACCTTGCATTTGGTAATGGTCTGGGTAGATTCATCACCAAGATGATCTTGATGTCTTTAAAGTTCATCCCCAAGATCGCGATGACTATTGCAAGACTTGCTGCAGCTCACCCATTAGCAGCTGCTGCAATCGCTGGTGCTGGATTATTTGTTGCAGGTGCAGTCATTCCCAAATTAATGCCAGGAACAGTTGATGAACAAGAGAGAAAAACTGCTGCTGAACCAGGAACTGCCGAAGAAAAAATTAAAAAACTTGAAGAGCAGAAATCAAAATTAAACTTCCTTGAGAGAATGCAGGGAGTTGGTGCAGAAATTGATGAACAAATAAAGTTCTTAGAGACTGGAAAGACTGCTGCATATTCTGGTGGCGGTTTGGTTCAAGGATTTTCTGGTGGTGGTCATGCTCATGGTCGTCCAAGATCATCTGGAACCGATACCATCCCCGCGATGCTAACTCCAGGTGAGTTTGTTATGAGTCGTGGTGCAGTTCAAAAATATGGATCTGGCACACTTGCATCAATGAATGCTGCTGGTGGTGGAACCAACAGACCCAGAATGATAAGTGGATCTGTTTATGCTTCTGGTGGTGGACATGTTCATGCCGGTCCTGACGTAGAACCAGCAGAGGAAAACAGACAGTCTGCTGAAAAGCAACCTAAAGTTCCAGCAGGTGATTCATATAAACCTACTAAGGGTGGTCCCGATAGATCTAGAACAGCATCAGTGCAACCTATGGAACCTCTAATTCCAGGAACTGATAAAGATAAAAGTAAAGCACAGTTATCTGCCGAAAAAGCAAATGCAGAACTTCTAAGTTTTATTTCCAAAGGTGAAGGAGGATA